TGCGACTGATAAGATCCACTTCAATGGACAGTCTGCAACTCACTTAATACCAGATACAGATGTAACTCATGACTTAGGCACAGCTACATTACAATGGAATAATTTATATGTACAAAATGTAAACACCTCAAATAATGCTAGTATTACAGGAACGCTTGATGTTGATGGACAAACAACTTTAGCCAGTCTAAATGTTGAGGATCTAACTGCAACAAGAGTTGTATATGTTGGGACTAATGGTGAACTTGTTGATGATCCAGATATGACATTCAATGGCACAACACTGAGTGTCAATGGCATATCTACAGCGGCAGCAACATCTGTAGGGAGTACGTTGTCAGTTGGCTCTAACGCAACTGTAGGTGGAACATTAGGAGTTACAGGAGCTACTACACTGAGCTCAACTTTAGCCGTATCTAGTGCCACAACACTAAACAGTACCTTGACAGTAAAAGGATCAACTACACTAGGAGACAATGCTGGTGTAGATGCTGTATCATTTAATTCTAGAGTCAATACTACTGTAAATCCAAAAACTGATAATAGTTATGATTTAGGATCAGCTTCTTTACGCTGGCAAGATGTATATGCTATGACAGGAAATTTTAGTGGTGACATTACAAATAATGCTGCTACTTCAAGATACAACTTTACAGGTGGTTATCTACAAGGAACATCAACTTCAACTGTATTAGCATTTGGTAGCACGACATTGAATATGACTGCTAATACTATTACTCCAGGGACAGACAATACATATAGCCTAGGATCTTCTAGCTTTAAATGGAATACAGTATATGCAACACTATTCAACGGAACTGCTTCTAAAGCATACTATGCTGACTTAGCTGAGAATTATGTAGCAGATAAAGAATATCCACCAGGAACTGTAATGATGTTAGGTGGGGATAAAGAAGTAACTGCTGCCGTTGGGCCTGCTACTACAAAAGTTGTAGGTGTTGTATCAACTGCTCCTGCTTATCTAATGAACTCAGGACTAGAAGCAGGAACACCTATAGCACTAAAAGGACGGGTTCCGTGTTTAGTAGTAGGTAAGGTAAATAAGGGTGACTTGTTAGTAACAAGCCATATTGAAGGTGTGGCAACAGTTACAACACATTGGATTGGCGGAGCTGTTATTGGGAAGGCAATTGAGTCTAGTGATAACGCTGATGTAAAAATTATTGAAATCGCAGTAGGAGTATTATAATGGCGATACAAACCATTAATGTTGGCTACCTAGCTAACGATGGGACGGGTGACGACTTAAGGGAAGCATTTATCAAAGTTAATGAAAATTTTGGTGAGATGTCTGTACTTGTAGAAAATGCTATTACAACTGAGGCTGAAAATATTGGTACTGGGATTCCTTTACTAAAAGGAAAAGTAGGCAATATATTTGAATTCAAAACTCTAATAGATGGCTATGGAATACAACTTACTGAGAATGGCAACTCTGTTACACTAACAGGTGATCCAGGAATGGAAGAACTTCTTATTGTAACTGACAATGGTAGCATAATGTTAGGAGGAGGCAAGCCATTGCTTCCTATACAAAATGGGCAAAACATTGAAACTACTGTAGAGATGATTGCAGGGTTTCCAGCAAAGCTAAAAATAAATGTTGATGGCGAAGGACTAATAGAACTAGATAAACAGCCAAAACTAGGCGGTGACTTATTAGGCAATCAACACTCTATATATGATATGAATGTAGTCTCTGCTAGAACGTTCAATGGTAACCATGAAGGAACAGTTTGGGGTATAGATATTCGAGACTTAGAGAGTGCTATGACTAGCTATGATTTTGGACATATGAATGATAATACAGATTCATTGCTCGAGTTCTTTTTACGCACTACTGATATCGATCACGGATCATTTGCTGTACCACAACCGTTACTAATAGATGGTGGTCCTATTAGGAATTTGGTATAATGGATTTTTGGTTAACACCATCAGGCAAAACTTTAGATGTTATTGAAGAACGTAAATCTAAAACTATAGAGTTACCTCTAAAAAATAATCTTATTCCTGTTGCTGACAATAATGTAAATGTATCTATTATTAGTGGCAGTATTCCTAGAGGAATGAGATTAGAAGGACATTACTTGGTTGGAACTCCATTTGAAGTTCCTAGAGACACTCCTTACTCATTTGTAGTTAGAGCAGAACAATATGGATATTTCGACGATAGAACTTACTCTGTTATGGTACAAGGACCTGATAATCCAGTCTGGGTTACTCCTGACGGAATTTTACCAGTTGGTCCAAATGATGTCTATTTTATACTCGATAGTGCTATAATAGATTTCCAACTTATTGCTTATGATCCTGACACTGTAGCAGGTGACAATTTAGAGTATTATATACAATCTGGTGAGGGAGAGTTGCCCCCAGGTATTACACTAACTCCAGAAGGACGACTACAAGGTATTACAGAACCTATTTTAGAAATAGAAGCAGTAGCAGGTAGTGGTAATTTTGATTCAAATAACTTTTCTACATACCCATACGACTTTGGTATTATAAATGATATTGGTTACGATCACTTTGAGTTTGATACTACTGAGTGGGATGAGGTATTTAAAAGTAAATTGCCAAATAAACTAAATCGTTTTTATGAGTTTATTGTAACTATCTCAGATGGTGACAGTATATCTAAACGAAAGTTTCAAATATATCTTGTAGGTGATGATTTCCTCAGAGCTGATAATACTATTATGCGAGTCAGCAATGGTGTATTTACTGCTGACAATAGCTATATTAGAACTCCAGTATGGCTAACTCCTGCGGACTTAGGCTACAAGAGAGCTAATAACTACATGACAATATTTTTAGATGTTATTGATTTGAATACACTAGTTGGTATCATTACATATGAATTACAGAAATATAATCCTGACGGAACAGACAGTGTGTTACCGCCTGGACTAAAGTTAGATTATTATTCTGGTGAACTAGCAGGAAGAGTTCCATATCAAACTGCTGTAACAAGAGAATATACATTTACTATACGAGCCTTACGCAGAGTCCCAAATGATCCTGAGAAGACTCACAAAGATAAAACATTTACTATAAAGCTATTAGGTGAGATAGACAGCTTTATCCAATGGATCACTCCTCCAGAACTAGGTACCATAAGCCCAAACTTCAATTCCAATCTGAGAGTAGATGCTGTAACTACTATGCCTAATACACCTGTTCGCTACAATATTGTAGCAGGTGCCTTACCGCCTGGATTATCATTAAGTATCGAAGGCGACATTATTGGAAAGATAAAAAGTTTTGGAGCTAGCAATAAGTTTGGCATTACTGTATTTGATAGCAATCGTACTACTTATGACAAAAACATAACTACAATTGACAGAGAGTACCGCTTTACAGTAAGAGCAAGAGATAGAGCAGGTTATAGTGCAGTTGATAGAGAATTTATATTGAGGATTACAGATCCAAATAACAAACTGTATAGCAGTTTATATCTACAACCGCTATTAAAAGATACACAACGACAAGCATTTAAAGAACTAATAAATAATCACGATTATTTCCATAGCGAGTTTATATATCGTCCTTCTGATCCAAATTATGGCATACAAAAAAATATGCGAATGTTATTATATGCTGGAATTGAGACAAAGGAAGCAAGCTATTATGTATCGGCTATTGCTAAAAATAACAAACGCAAACGATATAGAATGGGAGATATTAAAACTGCTGTAGCTAGATTAACAGGAACAAGGAAAATTGTATACGAAGTTGTCTATATAGATGTTATTGATCCAGCAGAAAATGGAAATGGTTCTACAAGAAAATCTTTTGATGCTCGTAAAAAAGAAAATATAAAAGTAGATCAAACAATGTATGATTTGGATCGAGATAGCGTAGAACGTCCTGATCCTTATGGATTAGAGATTGGCGCACGTCACGGAGACATCCAACACAAGTTTGATCCTTACCTAATTGTTGAGGATCGGTTTGGGAGACAACTAATCGTAGATTATGAGAACCTTTACGGCGTGGATTATAAAAGTGAGAGCTTTATCCAGAATCCAAATGAACCTTGGCGCTTCCGCCCCGATCCTGAGAACACTATCAAAGCAGACTATGATGGTATGACTATTGATGGCTTTGGAAAGAGACACAAATATATTTCTAATATTCATCACTCTAGAGATAATATTAGGAATATAGGGGAAACTGAAATTGAATACTTGCCATTATGGATGAGAACTTCTCAAATAAATTCTATTGAGTCTCTTGGGTATGTAAAGGCTATTCCTTTATGTTTTTGTAAGCCAGGCACAAGTAAAGAAATATATACTACTTTGAAGCGGCACAATGTTACATTTAAAGATTTTGATTTTGATATAGATAGACTTATAATAGATAGCACTGAAGGATCATCCGATGAGCAATATCTAGTATTTCATAATTATAGTTACAACGTATGACACTGATAAATATATAAAACGGAGAAATGAATGTCAGATATAGTTTCAATTGATATTGATGAAAAATTTCCAGTCGCTGGACAAGATAATGATAGCCAGGGATTCAGAGATAACTTCAGTATTATTAAAAATAGTTTAGCAACCGCAAAAGCCGAAGTATCTGAGCTTGAGGAAATTACTGCTAAGAAAAACCAAGACAACGATTTTAACAATAATGAGATACAAAGAGCTACCTTTATTCAAACTACTGAGAAAGTAGTCTTACAAGCAACTGGTGTATCATTAACTATACATTGGACATATGGCGGCTATCAAGAGATAACAGTGACTAGCGATGTTAGTTTAACTCTGAGCTCTTGGCCCGACGCAGGAGTATTAGGCAAAGTTAGAATAGCAGTTATATCTGATGGCAAGAATGATTATAATATTACTTGGGCAAGCACAATGGGCAATGATATCCTTGCAGCCCCAGGCTTTGAAAATCCATTCACTGTTGGATCTGAAAAATGGGCCAAAATATTTGATTTTTGGACTACTGATGGAGGGGACACTGTATATGGACATTTCTTAGGCGAGTTTGCTCCAGCATGAGCCATCCACTTGTATCAGGCTTGGAAGAGCTATCAGATGAGGCACTATCAGCTCGTCTCATGGATTTGACTAAAAAATACTATGGGACAGCTAATCCTCATGTACAGAATCAGATGATAATGATTATTGAGGATCTGCAAGAGGAACAACTTCGCAGATTCCATAAAAGGCAAACAGAACAAACAGAAGAGCAAGCAGAGCTTGACAAACTTATTAGAATCAGCTAAAATAAGAAGTATATGCAACCTATAATTGACGACTTGGGAAATCCCCGCTTCAACTATAAATCTATCCGTGAGACTATCTACGCTGATAAGCTAGACATAGTTCATAATGTAGAGTTTGAAGCTGACGAGGATATAAATAAATTTGTTCATTACGCTGAGGAATTAGGGATTGATATGCCAAAACTTTATGAGGATTTGGATATGCCTGAAGCACAGTTCGATTGGTATATGAAAAGAAACTGGCTGATGCCTGAGAAGTACAAAGAGATGGATATTAGAAAATATATTCTTGAATACGATAATGGACATAATAAAGAAGGCTACTCCCGTGCTTCTATGGAACTAGCTGAGTTTGAAGCTCGAGGCTTACTTGATATGCTGCGCTATATGGTTTATCTTGTAGATGTAATGAGAGAAAATAATATAGTATGGGGCGTGGGTAGAGGATCGAGTGTAGCAAGTTATGTGCTATACTTAATAGGAATAAATCGAATAAATCCAATGAAGTATGATTTGGATTGGCGTGAGTTTTTAAGATAAGGAGAATAGAATGCCAATGAAACAAACTGGTAGAGTTTTACACACAACTCTACAAGGAAAACAAATTGATATGGATATGCTTCGTCAAAAGAACGAGCTAACTCCAGCAGTAGGAAATATCAAAGTAAATGCTCGAGGAGACGAACTAGGACCAGGTGGAAAAATTGTTCGTAAAAGAGAAGAAGTGCTCAAAGAGTATTACCAACAACAAGAAGGACTGCCTGATGAGGTAGCAGTTCGAAGGCAGCCAAATATTGTTGATGTAGAAGAGGAAATCAAAACAACTACTAAACGAAAATCTGCTACTAAAAAAGAAGATCCCCTTGTAGTAGAAGCTCCAACTCCTTCAGGTGATGACTGGGTTGAGGATGGTGAAGGGAACTTTGTTCCAAAGGAAAAATAAAATAAATGATGATTGCTAAGAAGATCACTAACAACATAGTTTTAGAACTTGAGGCATTCAAATGGATGGCTAACCTATCTTGGTTTGTTTTCTATGAATGGAGTCTAAGTTTTAAATTTAAAGGTGATCACAAAGGCTTATATTGGAGTTGGTGGATATTAGGCTTAAAATTAGTTGAGTTCAATATCTACAGCACTGCACACGATAACAATACTTTCGATAAAGGAAACGATGTATAATGAAGTTAACAAAGACTTTCGCCCATATGGGGATAAAGTCTTTGTAAAAAATATGAATTTTGGTGAACAAATTAGTCCTGCTGGTATTATTATTACAAGTGATGATCTGAAAACACGAGGTGTTCATCCTCGCTGGGGACAGGTTCATGCTAAAGGTCCAAAGAATGAAGATGATTATCAAGTAGGCGACTGGGTTCTTGTTGAGCATGGACGTTGGACTAGAGGCTTTGTTCTAGGTGACGAAGAGAAAACTATTGCTCGTATGATTGATAATGATTGTGTGCTTGCTTGGGATCACAATCCTCCAATGGATGTTATTGTAGGAGACTAATGGACGTTAACCTTAATAAATACAGAGACTTTGTAAAAGAAGTAACATCAGATGCCAGCAATGACACTGACTCGCTTTGTAAAAGGATGAACGATTTAGAAAGCGAAACAAATGTCAATATGGCTTTGTTATTAACAAGTGCTATTGGATTGGCTTCGGAAGGAGGCGAGTTTGCTGAGATTGTTAAGAAATGTATCTTCCAAGGCAAGCCATTGGATAAAGATACGCGATATCACATCAAACGAGAACTTGGCGACGTTATTTGGTATTGGATTAATGGGGCTCGCGCTCTTGGTATTGATCCAAACGCCATAATTGACGAGAATGTCAATAAATTAAAAAGTAGGTACCCAGGAGGCGAATTTGATGTTTATTACAGCGAAAACCGCCAAGATGGAGATTTGTAGATAAATATTAAGGAGAACAAAGTGAAATATTTTATCGGGTTATGTTTAGCTCTGCTTGTCTTTGCTTGTAGTGCAGAACTTCCCGAAAGCGGACGAAGTGTCACAGAGAAAGAAGCACAACCACAAGACATTACAATTAATGTAAATAACATCAATCAAAATTATTTGTTCGATGATCCTGAAAAAGGATTTGTCGATAATTTAACTTTGACTGATAATGTGTCTATTTCTATTGTGAATAGTCCAACTAACACTAACACTAACACAAATAACAACTGTACTATTGTTGATAATTCTTCGGATAATGCTTCAGACAATGGTTCATGTACTGCTTTCGTACTCAGAGTTTTTAGGACATAACAATGCAAGTTCAACAGATGGAATTCGATTTCAGCCCTCAAGAGCAAGAAGGGTTTAGACAATTTATGCTCAGTATGTACAATCACACTGCAGGTGGCTTAGCTGTGAGCTTTGTTACCGCAATGTTTGTATGGAGTTCTGGATTGATGTCCATACTGATGACTGGACCAATGTTATGGGTGACTATGTTGGCACCTCTAGGTATGATTTTCTATTACAGTTACAAAGGCGATGATTGGGATTTGAAAGCAGTAACTGCTTTCTACTATGCCTTTGTGGCTGTAATGGGCGTTGGGTTGAGTAGTGTTTTTGCTATCTTCTCTGCTAATAGCATTGTTGAAGCATTTTTAGTAACCTCACTGACATTTGGTGCTGCTAGCGCCTATGGATATATTACAAAGCGTGATTTATCTGGTATGGGTTCATTCCTAATGATTGGACTAATTGGAATTATTATTGCGTTTATTGTAAATATTTTTCTACAAAGCACGGCATTTGCATTAGCTATTAGTATAATTGGCATTGGAGTCTTTTTAGGACTGACTATGTGGGATACACAAATGGCTAAAACTATGTATGCCGAAACTGGCGATCCTCGATGGGGCGTTCGTTTTGCTCTATCACTTTATCTAAACTTTATAAATCTATTCCAGTTGATCCTTTCTTTCACTGGTATGCGTGGCGAAGAATAAATAGTTTATAACCTCTAATCTAAACATAAAATGAAACAACTGTGGGTTGAAGCCTACCGTCCTAAAACTGTCTCGGAGTATGTGTTCCGAGACGAAGCTCAACGCAACACTGTCAATCAATGGATAAAGGACCGCAGCATTCCGCATCTTATTCTTAGCGGACATGCTGGCATTGGTAAAACAACACTAGCTAAAGTATTGCTCAATGAACTTGAGATTGATCCATTAGACATTATGGAAATCAATGCTAGTCGAGAACGTGGTATTGACGCAATGCGAGATAGAATTACAAACTTTATCTCTATGATTCCATTTGGTCCATTCAAAGTAGTATTGCTTGATGAGGCTGATTATTTGACACAAGATGCTCAAGCTAGTTTGCGTGGTATTATGGAAGAGTTCCATGAGACAGCAAGATTTATACTAACTTGTAATTTTCCAAACAAAATTTTGCCACCCATCCATAGTCGCTGTCAATCATTCCATATGGAAAAAATTGACAAAACTGAATTTACTGCTAGGGTAGCACAAATACTTCTAGAAGAGAATATAAACTTTGATATTGATACACTAGATAATTTTGTATCTGTCACTTATCCTGACTTGAGAAAATGTATCAATGTCGTCCAACAAAATGTAGTAGAAAACAGTCTGCTATCTCCACAAGAAGCTGACACGGGCGATTCTGAATGGCGCTACGAGATGGTTGAGCTATTCAAAGCTGGCGAGATTTCCAAAGCAAGAAAACTTGTATGTAAAACAATCCGCCCTGAGGAAATTGAAGGTATGTTTAGATGGCTATACGATAACATTGAACTGTTTGGTGATGACGAGAAACAGGACTCTGCTATCATTATTATCAAACAAGGACTAGTGGATCACACACTTGTTGTTGATCCTGAGATTAATTTAGCAGCAGTAATGATTAAACTGGCACGTTTATGAGACCCATATATAAACTAAATGATCCACCCGATTCATATGTAGTGAGAATGCCTGTGGGCAAAACTAACTACTTACAAATAATTGAATCTCTAACAACTATATTTGGTAACCCTATCAAAAATGGTTGGTATATATCTAATCGTAATGATCACGGTGCCTGGTGGGTAATACTGCTTCGTGGGAAGCCTGATAAAAAATTTACTAGACTTTGTTTAGAATATCCATGTGAAATAGTAGAAAGGGAAGATGACTTATATAGTAGATGATAATTGTATAAAATGTAAATATATGGATTGTGTAGAAGTATGTCCTGTGGATTGCTTTTACGAAGGCGAAAATATGCTAGTCATCAGTCCTGCTGAATGTATTGACTGTGGCGTGTGCCAGCCTGAATGTCCAGCAAAAGCTATACTACCTGAGAAAAAAGTAGATCAAAACGATAGACAATATTGGATTGACTTTAACGCAAAATATGCTGAGGTGTGGCCCAATATCACAAAGAGACGAAAAGACGATGTTCCATCAGATGCTAAAGAATGGGATGGCGTAGAAAATAAAATAGAATACTTTAGCGAAGCCCCAGGTAAAGGAGATTAATGAAAGTAAAACTTATTAGTTATACTCAGCCAACTGTTGAGATGAGTGAGCAAGATTTAAAGACAGCACAAGATTTGATTGCTTTTACTGCTAGAGTAAGCAACCCGGCAAATCAAATGAATACAGAAACTTCTGAGAAGCTGCTAAAATATTTGATGAAGCATCAACACTGGAGCCCATTTGAAATGGTATCCGCTTGTATTGAGATTGAAACTACTAGAGATATCGCACATCAAATTGTAAGGCATCGTTCGTTCTCTTTTCAAGAGTTTTCACAACGATATGCTGAGCCAAGGCTATTAGGTGATGCTGAAACGGATCAGTTTACTATTAGAGAAACTAGACTACAGGATACTAAAAATAGACAAAACTCTGTTGCGACAGACGATGATGAACTTGATGCTTGGTGGATTGAGCATCAGCGCAATGTTATTGACACTGCCCGTAGAGCATACGAATGGGCTATTGAGAATGGCATAGCTAAAGAGCAAGCACGAGTTGTATTGCCAGAAGGACTTACTAAGACACGTTTATATATGAACGGGACGCTACGAAGTTGGATACACTACATAGAACTCCGTAGTGCTAATGGTACGCAAAAAGAACATATGGATATTGCTATTGCCTGTGGGCAAGTAATTGCGGAATTGATGCCCATGTTCAAAGTTACAGACAATCCAGATAATAGTAACATTGTGAATAGAATATGAAAGATAAATTTATCAGTGCGTATATGGATATAGCACTAAGAATTTCAGAATTATCAACTGCCAAACGGTTACAAGTAGGAGCTATTATTGTAAAAGATGATAGAATTATTTCATTAGGGTATAATGGAACTCCATATGGTTGGGATAATAACTGTGAGCATATAGATACACATACTGGTGAGCTAGTTACAAAGGAAGAAGTATTACACGCAGAAAGTAATGCTATTGCTAAACTTGCTAGAGGAAATGATTCTGGGTATTTTGCTACAATGTTTGTAACACATCAACCCTGTATGGATTGTGCCAAGTTAATATATCAAGCTGGTATAAAGGAAGTATGGTATGAATACCCTTATAGGAAAAAAGACGGAATAGAGTTTTTACAAAAAGCTGGTGTGACGGTTAGAAAGTTTCATTGAGGGAGCCTTAACGACTCCCTTTCCTTTGTAATGGGTTATAAGTCTCCGTATATCTTTAGCACTTCTTTTACTGCGTGATGTCGTTCAATGTCACGCATATAAAATCTTACTAAATCAATACAGGTTAAGTCTCGGTTGGAAAGTTCATCAATGAACGTTACCAGCCCGTTGTCGGACAAGCGATCCGCTTGAGCTAAGTCTCCTGTAACAACCATCTTAGAATTTTCACCAATCCGTGTAAGTAGCATCTTCATTTGGTTTGGTGTAGCATTCTGCATTTCGTCTGCTAGAATAAAGCTATTCTTAAATGTTCGTCCTCTCATATATGCTAACGGGCAAATCTCAATTATCCCTTCATCTATCATCATTGAGATCTCTTTTGATGTAAAATATTCCCGTAGCTCATCAAATATGGGACGTGTCCATGGAGCCATTTTTTGCTCTAGCGTTCCTGGTAAAAATCCTAAATCTTCATCTACGCTAACTGCGGGTCGTGTAACAATTATTTTATCAACTGCTCCTTCCTTTATCAACTTCACAGCTACTTTTACAGCGATTAATGTTTTACCCGTTCCAGCCGGGCCTATTCCAAAGACAATATCTTTTGAACTGTCTAACAATTTAAGTAAGTATGTCTCTTGATTTTTATTTCGTGGTAGGATTGTTACCTGTCGCTTCTTTCTATAAGCCTCGAACTCTACAACATTATTGTTATTTTGTTCTTCGTATCTCGCTTTACGAGCGCTTTTTCGCATACCCATTGTCCTCCTTATGTTGGAAAAATAGGGCTCAGCCTTGAAAGTAAGGCTGTCCGCCCTACAACAATATTTATCGCACCCGCGGTTATATCTTATATGCTGTTATATTTGATAAATAACTATAATAAATAATAGGATTATCATATGCAAGACATTTATGATATCGTAAAAAATGTTGAGAAAATTTACGATACAAACACAGGCTTTGAAATACTAAAAGATTTTGAGCGAGTATTAGACGAACTTGATATCTATGTATATGACAACTGGGAAGACGGCGAATTGGCTGAAGGACCAATCATTGATAGACATTGGGTTACTTGTAAATTCTTTTGGCCCAGAGCCAAAATGCCAGATCCAATGGGCGGGAAGAGATTACTACAGTACGATTGTAAAATCTCATATCAAAAAACACATATGGTTCGTCCACGTAAAATCCGCAAAAAAGATGACATACGCCCTGGCACTAAAAAAGGCAAGCTAGACAGACATCCTATATGGATTGTTACTGTTATGATGCCAAAGAAATTGCTTGCTGATATCTACGGAGCATACAAAGACAAGTGGGATTGGATTACTGACCCAGCACAAGACGCAACACAAGGAGCACCTCCCCAAGGAGCTGATATGGCTGCTATGGGTGGAGACATGGGAATGGATCCTGGAATGGGTGGCGACATGGGCGGCGGCGCTGACATGGGCGGTGAACCACCACCAGCAGAAGGAGCACCAGTAGCATGAGCTTACGAAAAAACGATTTGAAATATATGATGTATGACATCTTTGAAGTAGATAACTACGGCTCAAAAATGGGCGCAGACTCAGATGTTGTAACAGTAAATTTTAGCCTAAAAGAAAAAGATCCAGCAAAGGATTTGGTACACTTTTTAGAAGCTGGATATGATTTTATTCTCGATGCTGATGTATCCCCAGGCGAGATGCCAGACGGAACATATAAAGTATTCGTAGAGTTTGAGCGAAACCGTCACGTAGCGGATAATATAAATGAAATGCTAGATGGTGTACGCAAAATATCTGGCGTCAATAATCTAAAATTTAGATATCACAAAAACTTTAAGAGTCGTGAAGCAACAATGGAAAATCTCTCAACTATTCCTACTGATGCTGAATCATATGAAATGGCTCGCTCACAAGTAACAATGGAAAACTTCAAGCACTTCTTTGCCGATAGTTATTCTGAAGTTGAAATGTTAGGTGAGACAATTATTATTAAAAAGCCACATCATGACACACTGTATCTACATTTAGTTGAGATGGGCGATTCAGATAAAGTTACAATAAATGAAAAATTTAATTTAGAAGACTATAGCGAAGTATTATACATCACAAAATATCTAAGCGGTTGCTGTACAGTTAACAAGTATGGTGAGAACATCGTTTTAGATAATAATAACAAAACTCTAATAACAAAACGACTATGAATTCTTTCAATTTTAGCTTTCGTTCTTCAGCAACTCAAGAGCTATTAGTAGATAATTGGGAATGGCAAGATTGGCACGTTACATTATCTACTGAGCTACCTAAGTGGGATATAAACACTGTAGAACGTGTCTCTGGGTTTATGGCCCAATGTATGCACGAATCTGCATACTTCAAAAGATTTACAGAAAACCTAAACTACTCTGCCGCAGCATTGAATAGAGTATTCCCTAAGTATTTTATACGAGCAGGAAGAGATGCCAGTGAGTATCACAGGCAGCCAGAAAAGATAGCGAATATTGTATATGCGAATCGTATGGGCAACGGTGATGAGGCGAGTGGTGATGGTTGGAAATACAGAGGCGGTGGACTTATACAATTGACTGGTAAAGACAACTATCGTTCATTTGCTGCTGCCGTTGGAGTATCTATTGATAATGCTGTTGAATATGTTAGAACTAAGCGTGGAGCTATTGAAGCTGCTTGTTGGTTTTGGAAAGAAAACGACATAAATAGATACTGCGATAGCCTAGACATTATTGGTATGACAAAGCGTATCAATGGAGGAACACACGGGCTAGAAGAAAGAGATAGACATTTTCAACACGCACTAGATTTATTTGGTGGTGACGAACTATCTTACGATATAGATTATAATCAAATTTTACAAGTAGGATCACGAGGACCGCTTGTAGCTGACGTTCAAGAGAAGTTGGGGATAACTCCAGCAGATGGTATATACGGTCCACAAACAGTATTATACGTTCGAGAATGGCAAGACATTAACGGATTAGTAGTAGATGGGATTATTGGACCGCAATCGTTAAAAGTATTATTAGGATAACTGATGGATATTTTCAGTGGTATAAAATTTGTAGGTGCATCAATAGTTATAGTTCTAGCTTTTTGGGCTTGGAATGAATATGACAAGTTGTCTGCTAGATTAGATGCTGCTGTAAAAAATCTAAATGTTTCTGAAGCTAATAACGATAAACTTAAATTTACAATCGATCAACAACAAACAACTATCAAGAGGCAAATTGAGGATGCTAAAAAAGTCCAAGAAGCTAATTCTAGACTACAAGAAACAAACAATACTTTACAAACAGAGTATAAGGATCTTGACAAACGATTCAACGAATCAGCAGGAAAGCAACGTGACATAACAGCACTTGCTATTAAGAAAACTGCTGCCGTAGAACGTGTAATCAATAAAGCATCTGCAAATGCCTTTAGATGTGCGGAGATTGCAATGGGCTCTCCGTTAACACAAGAGGAAATAGATGCTACTAGAAAATCTCAAATCAATCCTGAATGTCCAGGTATTGCGAATCCAAACTATAATAACTATTAGTATAATATTTGTTATAGGATCTTGTACTGGAACTTACATTGAGCCTCGCCCTATTGCGAAAGTAGAAACTGTAGTTCAAGAAGTATCTAAAACCCCTCTAAATCTACCTGACCCTAAAGTTGCTCCAATGGAAAAAGTGGAGTGGACTATTATTACGCCAGACAATCAAGAAGAAGTTTTTAAAAAACTACGAGAAAAAGGCATTGAGCCTGTAATATTTGGTTTAGCTGGTGAGAACTATGAAAATTTAGCAACAAACTTCTCACAAATTAGAGGTTACATGTTAAAACAAAGAGATATCATAACAGAATATAAAGTCTATTATGAGTATGAGGAATAATAAATGGACCCAACGAGCTTACCAGGCGCGAACCTAATTGTACAACAACAAGGACAAATGATGGACCCTTTTGATTCATTTGCTGCTCACACTACTGATCTCATCGTTCCTTGGATAACTATTCTTATTTCTGTAATGGCAGCATTATGGCTAAAAGATTTTGCTGCTAACTTTTTAGCAGGAATTGCTTTTAGATATACATCACCATTTCAAGAAGGCGATCACGTTATTATTGATGGAGACGATGCTATGATCATCAAAGTGGGCATCAGCCAAACTGTATTTGGACGATATAGTGATAATGGTTATACATGGAGGTATATTCCCAATGATCAGATCCACAGCGTAAAAATAGAAAAACTTGTAAGACAAGATTTACATTTGGATACTGACATTGAGAAAGGACAACGTATTGTAGAACTAGTTGCTAAAGCCAACGAAGCGTATGCTAAGAGAGCTTTAGAAAATAATTCAGCTTTAGCACCGCCTAAAAGGCGAGCAACTGATAGAAATGCCGACGGCAGTGAAAATGTAGGATTATAAATGGAAACACCAAAGAAAGAAAGTATAGCACCTAGACAAGGAATTGGTATTGAACCTTCATATGATGCCAAAGTAACCGTGCCTGCTCCAGAACAAAGTTCAAGAGGAACAAAACGAGTAAAACTAGATTTAGAAGTAGATGCTGCTGCTGTAGATGTAGGAGTTAATCCATATATAAATTGGATTCATGCTGCTCGTGCTGTAGATAGCTGGCGCATCTTCCCACGAATATTTATTACGACATACATTGTATTATTATACAAATGTGTGATTTGGTATATGGAATTACCTGAGCCATCACTTGAGCAGTCTGGATTAATCAGCATCGTTGTTGGCGCTGGTGCTGCTTGGTTTGGACTCTACTTAGGAAGCAAAAAATGATACCATCTGATTTATTAATGGCTGAACGATATGAGCTTTATCAATATAAAGTTGTTATTCGAGAAGTAATTGATGGCGATACAGTTGATGTTGATATAGATTTAGGCTTTGGAATTATATTACGAGATCAGAGGGTTCGTATCCAAGGAATAGATACTCCAGAATGTAGAACTAAAGATTTAGAAGAAAAAATGTTTGGTAGGGCAGCAAAACATTTTGTTCAAGGATTATTGCCAGAAAATAGCACACAAGTTATAAAAACAATTTTAGATAAAGATGGCGATGTTACTAAAGGAAAATTTGGTAGAATACTTGCCGATTTTTATATTAGTGATGGAAAAATGCTGAGCGATGCTATTATGGATGCACACCACGGAGTTCCATATGAAGGCGGGGATAAAAGCCTACTCGAAGCTATGCATCAAGCAAATAGAGATATCTTAAAAGCATCTGGAGAAGTTAGAGTATAATAAGTAAAGTATGGACTATTACAAAATACTTGAAGTAGATAAATCTATTGATCCTGAGGGATTGAAGAAAGCATACAAAAAGAAAGCTATGAAACACCATCCTGACAAGGGTGGTGACGAAGCTACATTCAAACAAATAAACGAAGCGTATCAAGTATTGTCTGATCCTGAGAAAAAGACAATGTATGATAACTACGGCACAGCAGATCCTCAAGAGTTTCACCAACGTCGATATAATAACGGCGGTGCCGAGAACATCTTCGGAGGAATGAGATTCCATCGAACAAATGATGGTGACATTAACTTTGATGACATTCTGAGAAACTTTTCAACTTTTGGGGCAGGTTTTAGGCAGCACCAAAGAATGCGCCCACAGAACAGAGATGTAAGAGTAAGAATAGATATTACTCTAAAAGATTCAATATTAGGTAAAGTTGATGAAGTAACATTCAAGTTACCTAGTGGACAAATTGAGATTATACAAGTAAATATTCCTGCAGGGGTTACATCTGGGGATAAAATAAAATATACAGGAAAAGGTGAGACTACAGTACCAGATGCACCACCAGGTGATATGTATGTAGTAATAAATGTCATGGAGCAAGCTGAGTATCAAGTACAAGGGCGTGACATCCATACAAGATTATTTGTAGATATATTTGATTTTATTCTCGGATCTAAACAATTAATAACAACTCCCGACGGCACCTCTATAAATATAAGTATACCACAAGGCACAAATCCAGGAACAACTCTCAGTGTCAATGAGCACGGGATTCCTGGATTGCATGGCGAAAGGCGTGGAAAACTATTTGTAGAACTACGGTGTAAAATTCCTAGCTACAATAACAAAGAGCTAGAGCAAATTCGCAAGCTCAAAGAAAAATTAAAAAAAGATTGACTAAACTGTTGATTTCATGCTATAATGAAAGTATGAGTAACTTTTTATCAATTACAATCTAGAGGATATTATGGTAGAACCCAGTGAGGAACTAAAACAGGTATTCGATCGAAGTGTAAAGGATGCTCGCGCCCTTGGACACGAGTATGTAACACTTGAACACTTGTTGAACAGTATTATTATGAGCGACACTATGAGCGCTCAACTTGAGGAGTATGGCGCAGATGTTGAATATATTCGCAACAGTCTAACAACTTATCTAGCAAATGAGCTGACAGACATTCAGGTTGAGAATTCTAAAATCAAGCCAAAGAAGACACAAACTGTAGAGCGAGTGCTGAACAGAGCATTTACGCAGACACTGTTTAGCGGACGTGGCACTATTGACTTGGCTGATGTTATTTTGAGCATCCTTGCTGAGAAGAAATCTCAAGCTAACTATATACTTGAGATGAGTGGCATTGAGAAAGATTCTCTAAACGAATATCTGCACGAAGAGGTAGATGAGGATGAAGAGACAGAAGAAAATGCCAACCAAGCACAGCGAGCGCTGAAGTCATTTACAACACTGCTCAATCGTGAGGCACAAAAGAATCGTATTGATCCAGTTATTGGACGACAGGAAGAGATTGAAGCTATCGCACTAGCATTAGGCAGACGCTCTAAAAATAATGTTATTATGGTAGGCGATCCTGGCGTAGGTAAGACTGCTATTATTGAAGGCTTGGCTTGGAAGATTGTGAATAACCAAGTACCTGAGTTCCTCAAGGAATATACTGTATATAGCTTAGACATTCCTGGTTTGCTTGCTGGCACAAAATACAGAGGTGACTTTGAAGAGCGCCTCAAACTTATCCTACAAGGACTAAAGAGCAAAGGCAAAACTATTTTGTTCATCGACGAAGCACATATGATTAATGGTGCTGGTGGCGGTGGCGGGCGTGATACAAACGATCTCGCTAATATGCTAAAGCCTGCACTGAGCAAAGGCAATATTAAAGTTGTAGCTTCTACTACTTGGGAAGAGTATCGCAAAGCATTTGAGAAGGATCGTGCGTTGATGCGACGCTTCCAACGTGTAGTAGTTGATGAGCCATCAGCAGAAGTGACACTGGACATCCTCAAAGGTATCAAGAAATACTATGAGGAATTTCATAACACTGTTATTACAAACGAAGCTCTTGCTGCCGCTGTAAAGCTGAGTGTAAAATATCAAAATGATAAGAAGCTGCCAGACAAAGCTATTGATTTGATTGATCTGGCTTGCTCACGCTTCAACTTGCTAGAAGAAGTACCTGAAGTCAAAACTGTTACAGAAGATTCTATCTTCCACGAGCTGTCATTGCTAGTAAATATTCCTGAGGAGCAAGTAGCTGAGAAAGAGAACGAAACACTTGCTAACCTTGAGAAAAATCTCAAAGGCTCAGTATATGGACAGGATGAAGCTATTGACTCTATTGTAGATAAAATTATTATTGCTCGTGCTGGACTGAAGGATGAGAATAAGCCTATTGGTAGTTTTATCTTTATGGGCCCAACTGGCACAGGTAAAACTGAAACAGCAAAGCAATTGGCTGAGCATCTGCATATCAATATGGTTCGCTTAGATATGTCAGAGTATCAAGAAAAGCATTCTGTAGCTAAATTACTTGGTCCTCCCCCAGGTTATGTTGGGTTTGAGGAAACTCCAGGCTTGCTAATCAACAAGCTACAAGAAAATCCTCATTGTGTGTTGCTGCTAGATGAGATTGAAAAAGCACACCCAGATGTTTCACAGATTTTGTTACAGTTGATGGATAATGGTATTGTAACAGGATCAGATGGTAAGGAAGCCGACGCTCGCAATGTTATTCTTATTCTCACAACTAACTTAGGTGCTAGCGATGCTGAACGCAACGGCATTGGCTTTACTAACGAGTTTGAGTATAGCTACAGTGACGAGGAACTAAAACGATTCTTTGCTCCAGAGTTCCGTAACAGACTTGATGGTGTTATCCAGTTTGGAAGGCTGACTAAGGAAGTAATGATGAAAATTGTTGGCAAGTTCTTGTTCCAGTTGCGTGAGAAAGTAAAAGATAAGAACATTACTGTTTCTATTGATGATGCTGCTCTTGATTGGCTTGTAGCTGAAGGCTATGATGAGAAGATGGGCGCTCGTCCTCTACAACGTGTCATTGATAAAGAAATTAAGCGTTCTCTGAGTCGTGAAATGTTATTTGGCGGATTGAAGCACGGAGGCAAATGTAAAATTGTTCTAAAGAACGGAGCATTGGCAATTCGTATTACGCAATCCTTTAAACCCAAAACGGAGGAAAAAGTTGAGGCGAATAGCAACTAATAAACTGTTTTATAACAAGTATAAGTATAGTCTCACCGCACTTCTTGGACTGTCTGGCATTTTCCGCAACAAAAACTTAGAGTATGTTCGGAGAACGCTGGACTTAGTCAATCTACACTTGGAAGGGCCTAGCACCACGTCCCTTCCTATGTGGATCAGAGAAGGTATACGGAAAGGCAAAGGGGAACCTCCTCCTGCTGATGAAATTCCATTTTGGCGAAATACCATTGAGGAATCTACCCCTACCTTTAAGCTAAAGGATCATAAAGAAGCACTGCTAGTATATCAAGCACTTGTAGCAAATGAAGATGCTACAGTTAGAGTTGAATATCCTAATCGTTTAGGACTATACTCTAATGATAAAGATTGGTTACTGGATTTATCTAAAAAGATTGTATCTTTAGAGTTTGCTGAGCCTAGTGAAAAATTTAGCGAGCTTCTCGATGATCATCCTAATGTAATACTTACATCACAAAAAAATTACAAATACAAAATATTATTTAAAGGAACTTTTCCCCCTAAAGACACTTATAAAGCATTTGCCAAATGGTGTAAGACTAACGATGATAAAATTCGTATTACCGATCAATCTGTAGAGCGTTTAGAAAAGAATTACAGTATGGAAGGTAGATATTTCTTTATCAAAGATGACAAAACTCTTACACTAGTTAATCTAATGATAGGGCCTCACCTAGGCAGAGTATATCGTTTGATTAACAAAGCAGAAATAGATAAATAATATTATGGCAGCTAATAGTGAAACATTTGAGTTTATTTTAGATTCAACAGCAGAAGCACAACTTGTTCATCCTGACGACAGCGTACCTGAAGTGGTATATTCTGAGCCCTTGAAGGGTGATGGATACTATGGACGAGCAGATGGGCTTCACACTGTTCAATTTCATGTAACAGACTTTGTTGGACGCTTGGGCATACAAGGTACGCTCGAGATGTATCCTTCAGAGGATGACTGGTTTACAGTTGATGTCGTCAGCCCAGACTCAGTAGAGAGCAAGTATGTTGTAGACACCACAGGTTTAGTAAAGAAGATAGAAGAAGTAGTTATCGAAGCAATAAGCCCTGACGACTCAACTGTAATGACAGACTCAACACCTAGGCAAGTAGTAAAAACATTCAACTTCCAAGGCAACTATGTTTGGATTCGTGTAAAAATCTCAGAATGGATCACTGGAGCAGTAAATAGTATTAGATTAAACCACTGAGGATTTTAAATGGCCCAAGAGATAGTTAACATTGGTACTGGCGAGCTAACTGGTGATGGTGAGAGTCTTCGCACCGCATTCGAAAAAATAAACACAAATTTCACTGAGCTATTCGAGATAACTGCTACAGACGAAGATTTGTCATCCCAATATACTCCATCCGATCCTATTTATTGGAAAGATCCTCCTCCCGCTACACTACACGAAGCAGTAGATAGACTAGCGAGATTTGTGTTTGAACAACACAATAAGCAGGCATAAGGATATGGATAATGGAGCATTACGCAAGAGTCATCTTTGATGGACCCTTCAAACAACAGTTAAACGAAGGACTGAACGAGTCTGTCTTCCCAAAGTATGAATTATTGGAAGCTACTAATGGCAAAACCGTAATTCATATTCCCCTCCCCAAAATGTTAAATCCTGCTCAAGCTGATGAGTTTGCTGAGTCCCTTGGCAAATACATGGTAGGGCAAGGACTACACGAATTTGATATTGACATCTCTACTGATATTCCGTATAATCCTAAAGAAATGTTGGAAGAAACATTATTAGGTAATTCGTTTTATGAAAAATACGGATGGATTCATGAAGACTGTCCACATGAAATAAACGAAGCAAAAGATTGTGATGGAAACACTGTTACACTAAACAAGCCAATTAGAAGCGACAACGGTCCTGGCAAGTTTCATGTATTTGTAAAATGTGGCAATTCTGATTGTGCTAAAAAGATTAATTTTGGTGATCCAAATATGAAAATTAGAAAGTCAAATCCTGGAGCTAGAAAAAATTTCAATGCTAGGCACAACTGTAAAGCTAAAAAAGATAAATGTACAGCAGGATATTGGTCCTGCAAGAACTGGTGATATTATGAGATTATTTGAAGTAGATGCAGAACTATCTAAAAAGATTCCTTGGGATCTAGTAGAAGATACACTTATATACATGCGTAACGAACCTATGTTTTATCGCAGGGAATATTATCCTGTTATGACTCAGCTTGCTGATTCTCATAGAGCAAAAAGTTCTAGCAATGTTCGAGAAATGATTATGCCTCTTATCAATAAAGGTATAAATGCTTACTGTAAAAAATACAATCTAGCTGCCATGCCTGACGATGTTTTTGGTGAGGATACTCGTAACAAGCTATTTGATAAAATTTATAACGAAGAGATTGAGCAAATTAAGAAAGGCGAATATCAGTGATACTCCGTGAGCTTTTTGACAAACCTGCAAAATGGGTAGAAGTCGATAATGACATGGGCTTTGCCTATCAGTTTCAAACTAAAGATGGCAAAGGATACGAAGTTACACTAGATGTAGATGACGACTTTGTATATGAAGTTATATTTGCAGATGAGGCTGGACGAATTGATTTGACTGGAGCTGGCAATGCTGCTGAAGTAATAGGCACAGTAATAGCTATTCTTAAGGCCCACGTCAAAGAACACAATTTGCCTGATCTTTCTTTTTCTGCAGAAGCAAAAGAACCTTCCCGAGTAAGGTTATACACTACATTAGTAAACAAGCTATCTGGCGATATGGGCTATGAAGTAGAAGCTATCAACCATATGGGTATGAAAAGTTGGAAGCTCACTAAGAAACAAAACGAAAACATAAACGAACTTTTCAATAAGCCTCTCAAATGGTGGACGGACAAAGAGCAAATGGACTCAGCCCGTTATGGCTTTACTACAACAGATGACAGAAACTTTTCAGTAGAATTTGATCAGGAGCCAAACGGCGAATGGGAATTCGTATTCATGGATGCTAATGGGCGAATGGACCTTACTGGAGGCGGAGGCGCTGTAGAAATATTTGCTACAGTAAAAGAAGTTGCTCTACACTTCTTCAAAAAATACAAACCAAAAGATCCTGTATACTTCCAAGCTGACACTGGCGAGCCTAGTCGTGTAAAAATGTACCAAAGAGCAGCCAAAATGATTAGCAGTGAGTTGCCTGCTTATAAAGTTATAACAAATAAACAACACAATGCATATTCTTTTTTGATTGTGCCAGCAGATTCTGATGAATGGGATTGGCAACAAAGCGAAAGCATACAAGTAAATGAACTACTGGATCAGCCACTGCCATACCAAATACGTGACGACGATGACGATTGGAAAGCATATAATTTCAAAACTTCTGATGGTAGAAAATTTACAGTAGTAATGGATCTGCTCCCTCAAGATTACTGGGACATAGCATTTACAGATAACAACATGAGCTCTTCCAAAACTGGTAGAGGTAGTGCTGTAGAAATATTTGCTACAGTTGGCGCTATCATAAAAGAATTTATTAAGAAAACTGATCCACGAATGATAAAGTTTTCTGCTATAGATAACGAGCCATCTCGAGTAAAGCTATACAAACGTCTAGCGGCGATGGGAGCAAAGACATTCCCACAATACAATTTAGATGTTCGCCAAGCAGCAGGCGGAGCTGACTTTATACTCAAGAAAGAAGAACAACAAGAAGAAAATCTAAACGAACTATTCAATCAGCCACTGAAATACAATAAAGTAGTGCCGAGAGCATCTGACTCAGGCAGAAAAATTATGTGGAGATTTGACACCCCTAAAGGTAACAGAATACAAGTAGAAGCATATAAGTCGCAAAATTATAATAAATGGGAATTTGGATTCTACGATTTTGAAGATGACAATCCGCATATAACTGGCAAAGGCGATGCTGCTCAGGTATTTGCTACTGTTATAGCGATCGGTGAAGAGTTTGTAAAAGATGTAAAGCCTGACATGGTTGAATGGTTTGCTGATAATGACGAACCAAGCCGTGTAAGCCTTTACGATAGAATGGTTAAGACACTCGCTAGACGTATGCCAAACTATGAAATAAAATCGCAAGATACTGGCGGGTCGTTTCAACGCTATGTAATGATTAGAAAAGATGCTGAGGAAGAATCTATGTATGAAAGCATTGAACGAGACTTAGAAGAATTTATTTCGCAAAATCAACTAGGTGAGATTGAGCGAGGGCTTGACGGCATATTTAAGAAAAATAATATTGATGTACAATTTACTCGACACTTTTTTGATAGACTAAATGATGAAAGAAATGTTAGAATTGGTGGTTCTGAAATTACAAGCGGGGAACTAGTAAGGCTATTTAAACAAGAACAAAAACGATGGGGCAAGTCATTACAGGCTTTACCTGATAATGAAGAAGGGGTAATGAAAGATAAAAAAACAAATATAAATGTTCCGTTTATCAAAAAAAATACACCAGATTCACAACCAGACAAAGTTATTACAAAAACTATTATGAAAAAGCCTAACTTCAAAAGTGATACTCCGTTCTATCCTGTAGAAAGTAAGCAAAGATTAACACTAAGAAGTTTATTTGAAGCTCCTAGCAAAACTGCTGCCTTTGCGTTTGGTAGATTAAATCCTGCTACAAACGGACACGAACTATTAGTAAATGAAATTGTCGCACAAGATGCTGATTCATTTCTTTATTTGTCTGACAGGCCGGCAGCTCTTCCAAAGGATCCGCTTGAGCCGAAAGAAAAACAAGCATGGGCACAAGCATCTTTTCCACAAATTCAAGTAAAACTTGCTAACAATGCTTTACTTGCCGCAGACGAGTTATATAAGATGGGTTATACAAATCTTATATATCTAGAAGGCGAACCTAAAATGGGCAAAGTTATACAAAAGTATAACGGACAAGAAACTGCAAAGCATTTCTTTAATTTTGACAATGTAAACCTTGTTCAGCTTACACGTGATCCTGATGCTGAAGGAGCTACTGGTATGAGTGCTACAAAGCTACGACAAACGGTGATTGACGATGACTTTGAAGCATTTACGCAAGGTATCACAAAACCAGCACAGCGGGTGGCTAAGGAGATGTTTGAGAAGCTAAGAGGAATTCTTACACAAGATGAATCTGTTGAGGAAGCGCACGGCAATTCCTCTATCTATGATAAATGCTGGAAAGGCTATCATAAAAAATTAGGAGCAACTAGAGGATCAAAAGGCTCTTGTGTAAAAAATGAATCAGCAGCAGGACCACCGTCGGGTGATTATGCTGCCTATAAAAAGTCCATAGGAGCATCTTCAGCAGCAGGTCCATCGGCTAGTAAGGACGAACCAAAAGAACCAGATGTAAAATGGACAAGAGGTTTATTCGATCACATATTTACAGATGAGAAGCCTGGTAATCCATTCATTGATCCATCTTCCCGCAAAGCATTTATTCCAATGGTAGCATCTACTATCAATATTTTGTCAGGCGAGAATAAAAGAACAATGTATGGCGCTCATGTGCTTGGAATAAAAGATATTCCAAAGCTAATAGCATTACAAGGTAAAAAAGGCAAACAAATATCTGCTTTTACTACAGACGAGTACGGTGATTTAGAAACAGGACTATGGACAGAAGGCGGTATTATAGCTATCATAAAAGGCGTAGCTATGTCAGGCGGTCCTGGTGATATTATGTCTAAAGTAGATAAACAAGGACGTAGAGTTGTAGATTTTGGACCTAGATCCCCTGCTATGAATAACATTGGCAAAGTGGCAGATTCTAAAGCATTCCAAACAGCAATACAAGAAATAATAAATGCTAGAGTATCAATCGCTAAAGAGTTACAATCTAAATTTTCTAACTATAGTGAAATAGATGGTAAGACTAAGCACGAAGCAATTAAAAAATATATGGATGCTGTAAATGCTACGCTAACAAACAATAAAAAAGTTATGCAAAAAGCTATGACAGCTTGGGCAGAGAATCAGGGTAAAAAATGGAGTAATAATACTGAGTACGGCGAATATGATGAAATTGTAATGGGTAACTTCAAAATAATAAAATTATTTGTAAAACCTAACGGCAATGATAATATGCAACAAACTTATCAGTTTAGAGACTACTTTGAAAATAATGATTTTCCATTTCCTGTTGAATATGTAAGAGATACTAACAAACAACATTTAAAAAGATTCTTGGATCAAAATGTTGAAGAAAGTTTAGAAGAATTTAAAATTGTAAAACCAGATTCTAAAGATACTATGGGCATTACAAGAGATAAAATGCCACAAATTAAAAAAGAGAACTATGCCGAACTTATTAACTTTCTAAAAGAAAATGGAGCAACATACAGTAAAAAGTCAGTTCCAGCAAAGCAGTTGAAGCCTATACAAAAAGAATTTTCAGATGCTGGGGTAGAAAAATCAATAGAAAAACGTAAAATTAAAAAACCTATTATTGCTGCACAAGATGGTTATATTATTGACGGACATCATCGTTGGTTAGCGGCACTTAATTTAAATTCTAAAGTTGATATTTTAGAGTTTAATACATCTGGTAAAGAATTATTACAACTTGTATTAGACTTTCCTAAAACATATTTTAAACCTATTCACGAATTTGATAAAAAGAAAAAGCCAGCTATCAAAGAAAACGATGACGATTTTGATGATGACGGTAACAGAATACCTATAGGAGCAGACGAAGCACCTAAATGGACAAGAAGTTTATTCGATCATTTGTTTATAAAGAAAGGCAATAAGTACGATCCTGAGAGACCATATACAAAAGGAGATAAAGAAGTCTTTATCCCACTTGTACCTGCTATGATTGATAAACTAGTTGGTGGTCCTACAGAATTGTATGGAGCGCATTCAACTGGCACACAAAACTTGGATCGTCTAATACAAATGCAAAACAAAAAGGGCAAGCAAATATCCGTATTTACTACTGACAGAGAAGGACAACTATCTGATGGTGTATGGGGCGGGGGTGGCGTTGTAGCTATCCTACGTGGCAATGCGTATGCTTCTAGCACTGGCGATATTATGTCTGTAGTAGATAAGCAAGGGCGTAGAGTATTAGACATTGGTCCTAGTGGAGACTTGATGAATCTCGAGGACAATGAAGATTTCCTATACGGAGATGATTATCCAAATATGTATAAGGAAATCCGAAACTTACAAAGATCCATTACTGCTAAAATAGAAGACATAATTGACGAGCGTGGAGATGTAGAAGGCAAAGAAAAAGCAGCCTTTATCAAAGAATATATTGATGGTTTATATGCAGTTATACCTAAGTATAGAAAAACATTCTCAAAACTAATGGTAGGATGGGCACAATCACAAAATAAAAAATGGCAAGAGGTACACGGAACATATGACGAAGTTGTAATGGGTAACTACAAAATTGTTCATATATTTTTAGTAGGTAAAGATAGACAAAAAGTAAGTCAATTAGAAGACTTTATGCGTGAAAAGGCTATGGGCTATGTACGAAAGCCTGGCGAAGGTATGGTAGAGGATCCTGCTGTCAAAAATCCATTCTTAGAACAGCTATATAAAGCAGGCAAGCTCAAGCTAATTGATAAAACTGAAGAAGATTTCCCATATCAAGTTTTAGATACATATATGAAACGAAATAAAGAAATGGGAGAGTCATTAGACTATGCTAGAAATTATTCACTAGGTAAGTTACTAGAAACAGCATCAGGCGGAACATCATCAGCTGGCAATATTGCCACTGTAGTCAATCCTCCAAAAGGCAAAAAGAAATCTAAAACACATAACCCAGACGGCACTATTAAGAATGCACTTGATAGCGATGACAATCTTATGGGCGGTACACTAATACGACGATAAATAAGTATAAATGAGGATTTATAATGAGAAGACAAGTATTTGAAAATTTAGGTGATATGGCTCATTCAGTTGAGTTAGATCACGAAGTTCAGTTGGCAAGATCCGAACTGTATAAGCTGGCAAAGTATGCTATCAAGTTACACAATATGATGAAAGATGCTGATCCTGAACAAGGACTTGAAGGTTGGGTACAAGCTGATATTAGCAAGTCTGCTGAAGCTATTAGCAAAGTATATCATAGTTTAGAATATGAAATGAAAGTGTCTAATAATACATCAGATTTAGGTTCTTCACACGGTGGCGGAGAGCCAGAAGGTGCTCTTCCATTTGAATCTGTTAGTAGAAGAAGACGAAATACTTATAAAGAATCTTTAGGACGCCGCCTCCAAAAAAAAACGGTAAATGAAGCTGCACCTAAAATTGGTGATATAAGAACTTTTAAGACTAAAGACGGAATTAGAAAATCCAAATATGTAAAAAAACTTTTTGGTAGAGGCGGACAATGGAAACCGTATTGGGATGATGAGACTGGTCCAGATCCAGCAATGGAAATTTATGCACAGGCAGTAGCACAAGAAATGCTGAAGATGGCAGAAAAAGATCCATCTATACAATTGCAGAACAAAGCGGAGTTAAAAACAATAGCTAATCAAGCAACAGCGAAAGTAGCTAAAGATAAAGGTGTTCCAAAAGCAGAAATGCCTAAAATAAATAACGCAACAGTTAAAGATCTGGAAAAAAGAGTTGTTAGCGCACAAAAAGGTGGCGCTCAGCAATCTCAGGCGAATGCTCCAGCACCACCTCCAGCACCGCAGGGTGGTGCAGCAGCACCTGAAGAACCGCAGGGTGGTGGTGGACTTGACTGGGCAGCAATGGCAGCTCGAAAAGATTCAAGAACTCAACGACAGCAACAGGGTGGAGGAACAACTCCGGGTGCGCCTGCATATCCAGATCCATCAGATACTAGAAATCAAGACGCTAATATACAAGCGCCTCCACCGCCTAAACGTTACAGCGATTCAGCTCCAAAGTTTCCAAATTCTGGAGGAGCTAACACAGCATCACCAGTTCAACAACAGCAAGGTGGAGGACAAGCACCTACAGGACTTAAAACAGCACCACTAACACAAGGTGTTCGTGTAAGTAAATCAGCTGCTAAAATTTTGTATAATAGAAAAGCCTATAACT